CCCTAGACAGCTTTGAACCTTTCCCCGGAATCGCCCGTGAATGCGGTGTTTCCGGGGTTTTTCTTTTGCTGAAAATGCAATCCGTAGGAAATCCGTAGGTTACTGTGCGATTAATTTCAATTCTTTTATCTTCAAATTCTCCTGATTTTGCTTCTTTTTTGTGATATGAAGATAAATTTCTCTGGTTACTGCAGAATCAGAATGTCCAAGTCTTCTGGAAATTGAATCCACATCAACTCCCTGTTCAAGCAACAACGAAGCGTGAGTGTGTCGGAGCGAATGAACAGTATATGCTTTTCCAAGCACCCTGAGTGTGTTTTCCCGGAAATATTTATTATAGGCATAGTATTTTATATGTTCACCGTTAGAATCGCAGAAAAGCAACTTCTGCGCGTTCATATCCTGCATTGCAAATGTGGCGAATGATGCAGCTTTCAATTTGCGACATAAAACAGCAAGCTCATCCTGCATGTAGACATCACGTAGTGAGGTTAATGTTTTAGGCGAAGTTGTTACGTGATTGATGTAATCATAATTTTTCGTTACATGGATTACACGGTTTTTAATGTCCACATCATCAAACAGGAGAGCGGCAGCTTCACCAAAACGCAAACCGGACAAAGCAAGAAACTTTGTGAGATCAATCCAGGTATCTACTTTCATGCCACTGATCAGAAGTGCAAGATCTGAGGATTCTATAAATTTATCTTCAATCTTGACACGGTGAGGAACATCTTTGAAACGTTCCAGCTTATTGAGAAAATCAAGAGACTGTATCAGATCGTGTTTGTATCCCCAACGGAGCAATGCTTTCAACCGGACAAGATGCTCATTCAATGTACCGGGCTCTTTCCCTGTATCTAGCAGTTGCTTTTGAATATAGGCAGCAGAGAGCCGGTTTACATTTGTCTCAGCACCAATGATCGCAATGAGCGTATTACATGAATGGCAGTTTCGATTATAGGTAGATAGTTTCACTGTCTGCTTTTGGGAAATCAGATATAGCTCTACCAGTTTAGACATAGAGATGTTCTTTGGCTTTTGGGTAAGGGTATTGGCATAGATCTGCTCAATCTTGTTCTGAAGAATCACAAAAGCCTCTTTTTGATTCTTCTTGCTGTTTGAGTCGAGAGTACAGGAAACATATTTAATCTTTCCGGTCATATAATCCTCATAAGACTCATAAAAGCGATATTTGCCATTTGGCTGTTTCTGTGAGTACATAATCATCTTCCTTTCTTTTGAGTATAAAAATAACAGCCAGCAAGGAACGTGTGTTCCGCTTGCGGTGGCTGTCCGAAGATGATACAATATTCGTTGGTAAGACAGTATCTCTTCGGAGTTACTAAAGCACATTGGCGTGTGCTTCCCCAGTTGACCGTTCCTGTTGGCGCAGGAGCGGTTTTTATTTAAGATATAAAACCATCATCTTTTATCTGGAATATCTTTTTGTGTAGTGTTATCGTTGTTTTGAAACTTCTGGCCATCAAGAAGAACAGAGCTCCGAATATAATAAAGAAAGCACCAATTCCAACAGATGTTGAGAGTCCGGCAAGTCCGAAAGCCAGTAAGACAACTGACATGATCATGGCAATTATACGGCACAATGAGAATGTAGAAATTTTTGTGCGTTTTCCATTTGCTTTTATGATTGCATCTCTGTCCTGATCAAGTACACATCCAGTTTGAACAAGCGAAATGTATTTTTTCTTCTCACTTGATGTCAGCATTTTCTCAAGCTTAGATGGAATCCGTACCTCAGGGATTTCCACGGCAGATCCACTGAAAGAACTGTTGGAAGATGAATGCGATCCAGTCCCACTGATTCCACGATACACATCACTGGCTCCGAAAGTTGTTTTATTGTAAACTTTATTGTACGCTGCTTTCTTTGGGTCCTTTATCCATCCGACACCTTTCTGTCCGTATCCAGGAGACACGGATTTCTTAACAACTCTTTTTACTTTTCCAGTTGTCTGAGCCTTAACACTTTTCTTCAAGCTCGGTGTTCTCATTCCTACTTTCATCGTTATCACCTTTTCCTTCGTGTAGGCACTGCAGAGTTTTGCAGATCGCCTGAATATCATCGTCTGACAGTTCATCAAAGTTGTTCAGCTGGCTCTGTATCGAGCTGATCAGAATATCTTTTGCGGTAGATTTTTCTTTGTCAGTTGTCTTTTGAAAGAAAACTGCTGTGATTGTGCTAGTCAGAGAACCGATCAGACCGATTCCAACAAGCATCAGAACAGTTGCTATGATTCTTCCCGGAATTGTTGATGGTGAGATATCTCCATATCCAACAGTTGTCGCTGTAACAAAACTCCACCAAAAGCCATCTGAAAAGCTCATTCCTTCCGCATAATGGATGGATATTCCACCGATTGCAATACAGATCAGCGTTGCTCCGACCATGTACTTGAAACCATTCAAGTCAAAGAAGAACTTTATATGCTTGTAGAGCCTTGCAAATCGTGCGGATGCTTTTGCTAGTTTCAAGAGTTTTAGCATCTTGAATACTTTGAATACCCTGAAAACTTTGAACAAAGAGTTGAACGGAATAATTGCAATCAGATCCAGTATGTTATTCCGAAAAAACTTTTTTTTATTTTTAGCAATCAGCAATCGTAACGCATAGTCTGCAATAAATATTGTGTTGATCACAAAGTCAATGTCGCGCTGAATCGCAGAACATCCAGTTGTCATGTCATAGATTGCAAAGTAGACAGCTACGATTGCAAGTACGCTGAAAAGGAGATCATACAGAACAGAAAGTCGTTCTTTGTGTTTCATAAAACAAATTCTCCTGATTTCATTTAATATAATAAGCACCCCCATCTCTATGAAAGAACAAATGTTCGATAAAACCATTGATTTCTAAATACAAATGTCGTATGATGAAATCAAGGAATTTCGAAGAGTGTTCTTGCTGGGAACGGAGGGACAACATAATGAACAATGTATCTAAACAACTTATCATAGGAATGGTGAAGAAAATTGACGATTCAGATGAAAAATTTCTTCGCCAGCTCTACACCATCTTGAAAAGACATTTAGAAAGAGGGAAGCATTAGCTTCCTTTTTTTATGTTCTCTCGCAACTTAGCACTGAAATCACAAATCACTTCCTTTGATTTAGGAGACAATTCATGATATGTATGCATGATTTCCTTAATCAACTTATACAAATCGTTATCACTGTCTTCCAGCAATTCAGATACATAAGCAGCTTCTTCATCTTCTTCAGGAAGCTCCAAGAACATATCGCCAGCTCCAGATCGGAGCCATTCCTCATTAACATTGAATGTTTTACATATAAGAGCTATTGCGGAGTCACTTGGAATACTACGTCCCATTTCATATGTAGCTACAGTATTACGTTTAACTTTTATTGACTCTGCAAACTCTTGCTGTGTCAGCTTTAGAACTTTTCGAAGTTTTTTAATACGTTCGTTCATTTCGCACCTCCCTTTGGTATGAATATATTATAACACGCGATGCCTGAATACACAATAGAAAATGTTGAAATAATCAACAAAACAATACTTGACAAAAGTTTTATGCCGACATATAATTGTTTTAGAATCAACAAGAAAGAGGTGAACAACATGAGTGAAGAACAGAAAAAATTAATTGAAGAAACTGTAGAGAACTTAAAGCATTTAGACAAAGAAAGCCTCCTGGTAGTAAAGGGAAGCGTAGAAGTGCTCAAGGCAAGAGATGCAATGGAGAAAGATGGTCCAGAGAAGAAAGTGGGGTGAGAAGAGATGGGGGATTGGATTATGGTTGGGCTCGTTTGGATAGCTGCAGTTATCGGATGCATTGTAATGAAAAAGATACAACCGGAAGTATTCTGGCCGTATCTAATATATGCTCTTTGTATATGCGTGGCAGTCACAATGATTGCAATAGCTCAGCTATCTGCGGCCTAAGCTGTTCAAGCTGGGAAGTAGCAGATTCTAAATCACCATTATGTATTGATGCGTTAATAGAAATGAGAGCATCAGCAATATAAGATGGAGAATAAGTGAGCGCTAAGAAATAATATTCGCCATAATTGCCTTCTGTTTCGGAAATCATACGATTAATACATTTGCCAGTGTAACGAAGATAATTTTCAAATATAGAACGAACATAGTAAGTTGTCTTATCTTTATGATTTTGCTCCAATTCAAGCTTTTTAACTTTTAACTGGTAGAGGTTGTTAATGATAGCTGTAGCAATTGGAGAGATTACAGCAGCAATTCCAAGAATGGCGGTAATAGTTACAGTAAAATCAAATTTCATAATTAATATACTCCTTTCTCGTACTCGGCATGGTAGTGCCTGTAAGGAAAGTATAGGAGAAAAAATAGAAAATAGCAAGTGAGGTGAGAAGAGATGCAAAAGGCAAAAGAATTTTTCAAAATCAATGAAAAAGGCCTCAATTTTCTTATGAAGGTTTCTGATCTGGCCAAGATGGACAACGTATCAACCAGGACCATCTGCCGCAGAGCAGAGGAAATAGAGCAGTTAATACCGATACGTTATCCAGAAGGATCAGTAATCTATCACGGAAACAGAAAATCAGAGATAGATCTGTACGTATATCAGGACTATAAGAGGCAGAGGGGAAAATTGATGAATCCATTAGCCAGAAAATATGTGGAACCATATTCTGCCAATGAGATGGCATTGATCTGCCCGGTAATTGAACGGGTTGTTGTAATGACAGAAGATTAAGGAGGGCGCAGCGGATGTATATCATTACAGCAAAACACAAGGGAAATAAAATCACAAGAAAAGCATTCAGTGACACTCAGGCATCTGCGATCATAAATCGGCTGTTGCGTGAGGGATGCACCGAAATAGGAATAAAAGAAGAAAACCATACAGAAGGTGAGAAATGAGCCAGAAACGAGGAAGAAGGGAGAAAGACCACATATGGATTATCAGATGGACGAAAACACAGGAACTGGGCTGTTGCTCTGGGACATGGGAAGAGGCGAACGAGTACGCCAGGAAGAAGAACAAAGGAGAATACATCATATTAGAATGAGCCTTTGGAGAACAAGGTTTATTACAGGCGTTGGAATGCTTGTTGGACTCTTCTATGCTTCCGGAGCAGCAATTACATATTCAGTATCGGTCAAAGCACCGGAGTCAACGCTGGAGCGCGTCCTAATCGGACTGGCTGTATCAGCAAGCTTCTACGCGCTGAATTCGATCGCAAGGACGCTGGAAAAACAGATAAAAAAATAACACTTCCGGAGGTAACGGAAGTGTTGAATGCAAGACTTTTGTCTCGCAGATATTAAAGACATTATTATCTTAACATCTGTGGGGCAGAAAGTCAAGAAAAACGGGGGTTCTGCCCCATTTTAATACTCGATTAAGATATTAAAGATAGAGGTATACGATGGCAACGAAGAGAGTAACACACACCTTCCGGAAAGGAGACATCCTGGAGGTGAAGGAATACCATGATGGCAGGTATGGAGCAAGAGGACTGCCAAGAGAAAAGAAGAGAAAGCCTACACCGGAGCAGATGGCAGTAGTGAATGCTATGAATAAAGCAGAGACAGCCAGACACAGATTGTTGGAGTACTTTGGAAAGGGGGACTACTTCCTGACGTTGACGTATAGAGTCGAGGCAAGACCTCCGGACATGGCGAAAGCAAAGAAAGATTTCACGAATCTGATAAGCAAGCTAAGGACAAGATACAAGAAAGAACAGATCGAATTGCGCTGGATCCGGAACATTGAGAAAGGGACCAAGGGAGCATGGCACGTTCACATGGTAATCACCGGATGCCGGGATACGATCCGCTGGGTAGAGGAATGTTGGCCACACGGTGGAATCTATGCAGAACAACTGGAGAAAAGCAAATACTACGAAGAGGATTTCTCACAGCTCGCATCCTACATCACCAAAAACGAGAAGGTGGGAGAAAAGAGGGAAGACGGAAAGAGGGACAAGCCAAGACTCAGTGAATCCAGTTACAGCACATCACGGAATATGCCACTGAAACCACCAAAGAAGAAAAAACTGGCAAGATGGCCAAAAGAGATCAAACAAAAGAACGGCTATTACATTGCCAAGAGCTATGAAGGAATCAATCCGGCCACTGGGTTCAAGTACCGGAGATACACATTGATCCGGTTGAACAGGAGGATTTGAAGACATGAAGACAGTGAAAGTCTACATAGAGACAACGATCACAGGTCCGTCAAAACCGAAGTATGGAAAATATGCGGCAGCTTTAGCGTTTACAAGGAAAAACGGGAAGACGGAAGACCGATTCCTGCAAGGAAGTGAACAGGAAACAACCTATAACCGTAGCGTACTATTAGCCATGGTTCGGGCAATGCAGAGATTCACAGAGCCATGCCATATCATATTCTACACAAGGAATACATTTATCCCTAATATGATCCGGGCAGACAATCCGGAGAAGTGGAGACGGGCAGAGTGGAGAAAGTCAGACGGAAAAGATATACAGAACAAGGAACTGTGGCAGTTGTTCCTGGAAGAAAGCAAAGAACACAAGATAGAGATCGTATACGAAGACAACAGTGAGTATAAAAGGACGCTTGAAGCGTACTTACAAGGAGAAGAGGTATAAAGATGTTTGAGAAGTTTGGAGAATTTGATTCTTACGAGGAGATCAACCGTGCGGCCAAAGCACAGTTGGAAGAGGGAGACTTAGAAGCAATCAAGACAATCGCAGAGGAGAACGGACTGGATCCGGAAGACGCAAAGGACTTTTGCACCGGTGCAATCGGGGAACTGACAACACCGAGTCTTGCGGCAATGGGAAAGCTGGAACTGGAAGCGAAAGATCTGAGTCTGACAGGAGCACTGAGAGACTGGACGGATTTTATCGAGCAGTTATGTTTAGAGGACGAAGAGATGGCTCTTGCAGTCAGAAGAAAAGGAAAGTCATTGAAAGACTGCATGGCTTTGGTCTTGAAGACGGCATTTAATGCCAAAGCACGGTTGGACGACAGGATCACAAAGGCAGCAGGACTGACACCACCGTTGTATATAGGCATACCAGGAAAGGCACAGATCAAAGAAATCGTGAGGGAATATTACCTGGGTGAGAAGAAATGAGAGTGTACAAAGGGTTCAACGAAAAAAAACAGGCAAAACACGGAAAAGGGACATTCCAGTACGAGAAAGGGAAGACCTACAAAGAAGAGAAAAGCAAAACAAGATCCACTGGATTCCATGCGGCGGAGTATATCCTGGATTGCCTGCAGTGGTATCCGATCGATGGGAAGAACAAATTCTTCCTGTGCGAAGCTGGCGGGAGTATAGACGAAGAAGACGGATGCTCGATGGTCGTATCTACAGAGCTGACATTATTAAGAGAACTGACACTTATGGAGATTGCAATGGCGGCAATGGAATATATGATCATACATCCAAAGAGGGAATGGGAGAAAAGAGAAAGAGGTGCATACGCAGAAAAAGAGCGGTCAAAAGCAATCGGAGAGACAAAGATAGCAATCGCAAGAGGAAAACATCCGGAAGTGAAAGGCGAATACGGAACCGTGATCGGACTGATCGTAGAGGACGAGAAAGGCAAGCCAGTGGCAGCGGGCGTGAGGAATGTTGACGGAATACAAGCGAAAGCGCATCAGATCTATTCCATGACAGAAGAAAGAGAATGGGTGGAGGTGCAGAAATGAAACGAAAAGCGATTGAACGGATCAAACCAAAGAAACCGGAAGGAAAAGGACTTACAGCCACGTTGCAGGAGTTGGGGGAAATCCTGATCCTAAATATCTATCAGGCGAAGGAACTGCTGGTGCGGTACTGTATCAACTATGAGACAGGGGAACATGAGTACTGGAAAGAGCAGCATGGTTGGAGAAAAGGCGGTATCCTGAATGCACTGAACGAGGACTGGCGAGATTGGGAATGGAGAACATATGACGATTATCCGAAATTGCAGAAGAAAGACGCCAACAGAATCAAAGAATTGATTAGACACAGAGCGTGGAACAACAGCCCGTGGGAGAGAATCAACGGATTGGAACACAGCTATAACAGCGAGATTAGGGAAAGATGTGAAACAAACCGGAAAATGAAACTCATGAACCTAATGAGAAAAGTTCCGGGTCGTCCGAAGAATCTGAGAGAATGGTTCTTTGAACAGGCAGCAGGAGAGGATTACATGTTCCGGAACAGGGAAACGAAAGAATTTGCCTGCACGAACTGTGGGGAATCCAGCTGGCCGGAAGAAATCAAGCGGCAGGACGGAGAAAACAAGATCCGGCACAATGACATGGTATTCTGTCCCTCCTGTGGAAAACTAGTGCAGGCAAAGACAAGAACAGACCATATCGAACAGAAATGGAAGAGCTGCTATCTCATCCAGCCGGTAGATGAAGATACAAGCGTGCTTCGGATCATAGAAGCAAAGGTCGGGTGGGACAATGGAAGACATTATGTCGAGTTTAGAAATGAAATCAGAATCCTGCTGTACAAGGTCTACTCCAACAGAAAATTGAAGAAGACATACATGATCTATTACGAGGACTCCTGGGATGGATGGACAAAAGGAAACCGGAAAAATCTAAGAGCAAGAGAAGGTTACTTGTATCCGGGAGAATTTGACCAGATATTAGACGGAACCACTTACAGCGAAGCAACAAGAGTCCTGGAGCATTTATCGAAGACGGGAATGGAACTGAACTACAACAGACTTGTGGCAGGGACAGGACAGATGAAAGGATATGCACAGAAGATCGAGTACCTGGCAAAAGGACGCTTTTGGAATCTGCTGAGAGATACGATCGGCTGTACAGACTATCCGGGATATCCGACACAATACTATGGACCACTGGACATGAGAGAGGAAAGCATTGAGGGAATGTTCAGAATCCAAGACCGTCAGAAGATCAACAGGATCCGTGACGAGCATGGCGGGAACAGAATGGTAGGCTGGATGCAGTATTCGGACGAGACAGGGCAGAAAATCTCGAAAGAGACGGTGCAGTGGATGATAAAGAATGAGATAGAACCGAGCGGCATCCGGGGACTGGAAAAATATATGAGTCCACAGAAGATCATGAACTACATCGAAAGGCAGAAAAAAGAACAATATGCAGGAATGACGGCAGAAGCTGTTCTTGAAGAATATAAAGACTATCTCAGTATGTGTGAAGCGTGTTGCAAAAATATGGCTGACGAGATGGTCTATCGTCCAAGAGAACTAAAACGCAGACATGATGAAGTTGTTATAGACCAGCAGCAGATACAGATTTTGAAAGAACTGGAAAACAATGCAAAGGGAAAAGAAGCATATGCACAGGAGATGAGGCAGAAGTTTCCGGAAGCAGAAGAGATTCTGAAAGAGATCAAGAGTCGATACGAGTACGAAAATGAAGAGTATAAGATCATTGTACCGAACACGTTAGTGGATATCGTGAAAGAAGGACGTGCGCTGCATCATTGCGCCGGCAGCAGTGAACGATATTTTGACAGGATCGAGAGCAGAGAGACATATATCTGTTTCCTACGGAGGCAGCAAGCACCGCGAATCCCGTTTTACACGATTGAAGTAGAGCCGGGAGGCACAATCAGACAGCACAGAAGCTATTATGACGAAGAGCCGGGAATCGAGGAAATCCGGGTATTCCTGAAAAGCTGGCAGAAGGCAATCAGAAAACGTCTGACAGAGGAAGATAAGAAGTTGGCCAAGATTAGCAAGATCAAGAGAGAAGCCAATATTGCAGAGCTGGAAGAGAAAAAGAATACAAGAGTCCTTCAGGGATTAGCGGAAGATTTCCTTGAAGCAGAAGAGATAGAAAAAGAACTGGAGGCGGTTTGATGGAATTAGTACAGTACCAGGATTATGAAGAATATAAAAAAGCAATGAACACTGTCCTGAACAGAACAGTGGAAGATTTTGTTATGACAGGATATTTGCTGAAACAGGGAAGAGATACGGATATCTTAAAGAATTCCGGATACAACAATGTCAATGAGTTTGCATGGACGGAATACAAACTGGAAGCAACACAGGTATCAAGGTACATCAGAATCAATGACAGATTCTCGGAGGGTGGTTACTCTCCGAGACTGCAGGAGCATTATAAAGGATTTGGCTATGCGAAGCTGGCACTGATGCTGACCCTTCCGGAAAGCGTAGCGGAAGAGCTGACACCGGCATACAGCAAATCAGAGATCCAGGCAGTCAAAGAAGAGATAGAAAGCGAAGAGAAGATCACAGATATCGAAGTCATTTTGGAAGGCGAGAAAGAAGAACAGAAAGAACTCGACAATCTGGAAAAGGCAATCCATCAGATCTGCATGGATGAACCGGAGTTGTATCTGAAGCTGCATGAGGCAGTCAGAACAAGCGTAGGAACAGGACGGATTAAAGAAGTGTTAGCACCGGACGGGGACAAGCTTTACAGCGTAAGACCACAAGGTTGTGGAAGAATTATGCTTTATCTGAATGATGAGAAGGATGAGGTCATACTGCAGGTAGTAAGACAAGGACTGAAAGAAAAGTTTGCCTGGGAGAATATTTTAAGTTATCTCGTCCTGATCACAGAAGAGGAAGATGCAAAACAGAACTGGGAGGAACTTTACGGACAGAAGTATCCGGAAAAAGAACAGATTGCACCAGTGCAACCGAAGAAAGAGAAGAGAAAAGAGTCGAAGGTAGTAAAGGCGAAGCTGCCAAAACCAAAAAAACCGGAGAAACAGGAGACGGAGAAACCGGTAGAGCTTCCAAACGACATTCCAGGACAGACAGAGATTGAGAAAGATTTTCCGGAAATGCTTCCGGAAGCAGGGGGGACACCGGAAATACGGAGCGATTTTATCAGAGCGGGACAGCACGAAGAGGAAAATTGCACCAGTGCAATGCCGGAATCTGTGGAGATTGTGGAAAAACCTGTGGATAATTCAGAGCAGATGGAAGAAAATGCGAGAAACACAGAAGCGGGAGCCAATTCAGAACCGGTGGATAAGTCCGAAGAAGAACAGAATCCGGCCGGCAGCAGATGGGAATACATGAAGACAATGGAATCATACAAGATGGCACTGTACATGGCAGCGTCCGTGAAAGAGATGCCTCACATGATGTTGAACTCGGCAGAGTATTGGAAGAAATGGTTAGAAGAAGAGGTGGATGAAAATGGAGAAGAACTCAGTAAATAACAAAATAATCCATAGCTTTCGAGATGTGGACTTATCAGCGATAGCGATACCATCGATTGCAATTTATAAGCACCCGCGGGATATACCGGATAAATATGTTGCGAGAGTCTATGCTTGCAGCAGTCCGACAAACATTATCATGCTGGCAGATTCCGCAGAAGAGCTGAGAAAAGACATTGAAGGAGTATGCGAACCGTGCATATGGTTTGATCGAATGCAAGGAGATCCGAAAAACTTAGTTGGGGTGTATATCTTATGAGCATCGATTATTCAGACATGGCATTTCCGAAATTAGCCTGCAAGAAAAAAAGGAAATCACATAAAAAGAGCATCCTCAAGAGTAGAAAGGGAGTCTGCTATCTCTGTTTGATACTCTATGACGATCATTCCAAGAAGTACACAGAGGAACATCATATCATGTTCGGATCCGGACAGCGCGAACTATCTGAGACAGATGGACTCAAGGTAGATCTGTGTCGGAATCATCACAAAGAAGGACCGGAAGCGGTCCACAATAACCGAGAAATGCGGGAACTACTCTGCAGAATAGCACAGACAGAATATGAGCAGACACATACGAGAGAAGAGTGGATGGCGAGATATAAGAAAAATTATTTATAGTTACCTCCGCTGAATGGCGTGGAGATAAAAGTATGTCACAATACTGCAACATGATAACAAAGACTTCCTCCCTGGATGCGGCAGGGAGGAGAAAGGAGCAGACAAGTGCCAAAAAGACAGAAATCAACAGCTTGGAAAAGCGAATTAGCTGAGATAAATGCAAAAGCAAGACAGGAAGGAATGAGTTATGGACAGTATGTGGGATTAATGTACTGCGAAGAAAGAGATGAAATGGAAAGAAGGAGAAGATATGACAGAAAGAGACGCGAGAGATTTGGTTGATTGGCTGGATCAGGCAGAAGAGGAAACAAAAGCAACAATTGCAGAGCATGAAAGAATCGATCCTTTTTATGACGGAGTGCTTTCAACGGTCCAGACAGTCCGTGAATATATCAAGAAAATGCGTAAGGTGGATGAAGCAGAAGGAGAGAAACAGATGAAAGAGATTATAACAGATAGCAAGTTTGAGCATATCGAAGAAATTAAGCCGTTTTTCTGGTGGACAGGAAGTTTGAGCATAGAGCAGGCAATCACACACTTGACAAAGCGGTACGATGAAGAGGAAGCGCACAATCTGTTGGATGAAAAGTTAGAATTTGTGTCTGACTACATGAGAAATAATCACGGAGCTGTCGAGCAGTACGGAATCTACCTCATTCCGGAATTCATGCTTGGATATGATGACATAGAGATTGTGGTTGTAGCGGCATCCGAAAACGAGAGGGCTGCGGTGGTATTCTCAGATATTCCGGTAGTTAAGGGAGGCGAGAAATGACAAGACAAGAGCAAGAGAATCAAGCACAGCTTGAGTGGCTACGGAAATGGAAAGAACGACGGAAAGAAAAAAGAGACGTGAGAAAAAAGTCACGGTTTTATAAGATTCTAAGGAAACTCGGAATCATAAAGGACTACGAGGAAGATATAAGAACAAGAATGGAGATGTGCGAAAGAGCAATAAAGGCAAATGTATGTCCTGAAGATTGTGACATTTGTGCATGGGACACGAAGGGAGGGATTGATTACAATGGTCATATTACGACCAGTAGGAACAATAGGAAACCGTCTGAAATATCTAAGAAAAATCAGAGGACTGACAAGAGAAGAGGCAGCAGTCAAGCTAGACATGAAGGAGGAAAGACTGCGAGATCTTGAAACAGGAAGAAAAGGGCTGACGCTAGGAGAAGCAATCAAATATGCAGATACATATAATGTGTCTTTAGAGTACATAGCAGGGAGAAAGAAAGTTGAATATTGAAGATGCAATTAGAATCATTAAGGGGTTGGATACATCCAATAGCGAAGAAAACATCGAAGCAAAGAAAATGGCAGTTAAAGCATTAGAGAAGCAGAGACAAAAGAAGATTGAAACATGGAACGGACAAGCATCGTGTCCATGCTGTAAGAAACTATTCGGAGAAATGAAGACAATCAGAAATCTTACTACGTGGGAAATGCCATACTGCAAATTTTGCGGACAGGCTCTTGATTGGAGTGATGAACAGTGAAACAAAGTACAGACACACGCTGGAGTCCAGCAGAGATCCAGCAGAACCAAAAGGAACATTATGCTGCTATGGCAGAGCATCCGCCTGACCGGAAGGAAAGCGAGAAGTTTCATCGGCCAGCATACCAGGCAGGAAAGCTGATTGAAGCACAGGGGCAGCAGTTGTGGCATGGAGATGTAGCAGAATACTTGGCGAGAAAGTACAAGATAGGAGATGATGCCAATGGAGAAGAGACTGGAAGAGAACAATGTAAAAAACGAGAACGACAGGAAGAAAACCTATCTCAGGGCATACAGAAAACATGGGAAGAGAATCAAGAGGATCGAATTAGAGATTGAAGAGATCAGGAACATGAAGATGTATCCTTCATCGAATAATGATGGAATGCCACATGGATCCAATCAAAGCGATCTAAGTTCTTACGCGGCAGCTCTTCAGGAAAGAGAGGACAAGCTGTATCAAGAGGGAGTAAAGCAGGTACAGACCTATAAGGACATAGAATACAGAATTAATGAGTTAGATGATCAGGACGAAAGAGATGTTATGTTCTACAGGTATATCAAAGGATTTGAGTGGTGGCAGATAGCACAACTCATGGAATACAGTGAGAGCTGGATCTACGAGTTACATGGGAGAGCACTGAAAAAGATTCAAATTAATTAAAGAGTGGAGTTCACTGGAGTTTTGCTCATGCTAATATGGTATTGTCGAAAGACGGACAGATACTTCTACAATACTCCTTGGAAAAGACACCTGAATGCCAGCGGGTGTCTTTTGTGCGTGAGGGAAAGAAAATGACAGACAGAGAAGCAAAAGCATTTTACAATGCAGCGGCATGGAAACATAAGAGGATGCAGATACTTGAGAGAGATCACTATGAGTGCCAGGACTGCAGAAAGAGATTGAAGGATGCAGTGGCAGCAGGTCGCATCCTGCAAGGAGAAGACAGAAAGATCAGAAGAGCTGAAGAGGTGCATCATATTGTTGAACTAAAAGAGCATCCGGAGCTAGGGTTGGAAGATGACAACCTGATCAGTCTATGTGTGAAGTGTCACAATCTGCGACATGGAAGGACTCCAAGAAGATTCCAAAGAAAGAAGAAGCTTGCGAGCAAAGAAAGATGGTAGACCCCCCGGTAAATTCTCAGCGATTTTTCCTGAGTGAAGAACGGGGATGTAGCCATGACTCTGGAGAAATTTTAAAATCTCGCGTGAAAAGGGCAGGGGGGGGGTCAAATTTCAGGACTCACTATAAGAAGGAAAGCTTTCAGATAACTTCAAAAGAGGCTTAAAAAGAGCGAAAAAAGAAGTGAAAAATTGATAAAAATGGCATGATTTGAGTGAAAAAGGTGGTGAAAAGATTGACTCAGAGGAAGAAAACACTGACACAGACGGAGATAAAAGAATCGTTAGTAAAGCAGTTGAAGTTGCGTGGAATGAACGCAGAATTCTATAAGGATTTAGTTGATGATTATGTATATTATTGGTCATTGAAAAAGAAACTGATTGCAGATATTAGGAAAAAAGGAATCCGGTATGAGACCATCAATGGGAATGGTGTCAGCGTAGAAAAAGCGAATGAATCTGTGGTCAATCTGCAGAAGACTACAGCAACCATGTTAAAGATTCTTGCAGACCTGAAACTGAAAGAACCAATTCCGGAACCGGAGCAACCGACTGATGGTTACTTGTAAGGAAATTGACGACTATCTCAAATATGCCGAAGAGCATCCGAAATGGATAAATAAAAAGAGAAAATTACTGATAGAAAACATCGTGAAGCCGACATTGAAGCGAAACGATGTTTTTTTTGACGAAAAAACATATAGGAACTGTCTACAGTACTGCAAAACAAATTACTACGAACTATTTCCATTCCAAAAGTTCATTTATGCCTTTGCATTTATGTATGTGGATGACATTCCAGTATTTTCAAAGTTCTTCATCAAGGAAGGACGTGGAAATGGTAAAGATGGATTCATCGTGCCGCTGGTAAATTTCTTTCAGACTCCGCTCTACGGAGTGAAAAATTACCATGTTGAAATTGTGGCGAACTCAGAGAGCCAGGTTAAGGACACATTCAAGGTAGCTTATGACATGCTACATGATAATCCAAAATTCAAGGGAAAGTTTTCGGTCACAAAGGAACTTATCACGAACCTGGCAACAGGATCGGAGATGAAATACAACACTTCGAACGCAAAGACCAAGGATGGTAAGCGAACAGGATGTCTTGTCCTGAACGAAATCCATGCCTACGAGAACTATGACCAGATCAATGTATTTGAATCCTCTTTTGGTAAGGTCAAGCATTCAAGAGAGTTTATTATCACAACAGATGGCTATGTCAGAGACGGTCCGTTGGATGAAATTTCGGCAATGTGTGCAGAAATCTTGGAGACGGGAGAGAATCTGCTAGGGTACTTCCCTTTTATTTGCGAGATTGATGACATGAAGGAAGTTGATGATCCGGAGGCATGGCATAAGGCGAATCCGTCGATGGAATATATGCCGATTCTTGCGAATCAGATCATGCATGATTATCTGGAAATGAAGAAGATTCCGTCAAAGCGTGCTGAATTTATTACAAAACGAATGGACAGATCGGCACGAAAGGAAGAGGAGACGGTCACAACATGGCAAAATGTCCTGAGAGCATGTTATGAAGGCGAGACAATGGAAGAACTGGAACGAAAGATTCCGCGGATAACATTGGACACGCGAGGACAGGCAGCAGTGATCGGCATTGACTATGCGGATGTGCGCGACTTCGCGTCTGCAGGTATTCTGACCAAGACAGATGATGGAGAATGGATATGGAGACAACACACATGGATCTGTGCAGACTCTCCGTTTATTGATTCCATTAAATTTCCATTGCGAAATGCTGGACAAGCAGAATTTGAGGACTTTGAAGTTGTTCCTGGACCAGTAATTGACGTGAATCTAATTGTTGATTGGTGCATGGAGCAGATGCGAAGCTACGAAGTTAAGAAAATCGCAATGGACACATATAGATACACCTTGTTCAAGCAAGCCTTTGAGGAAAGAGGACTCACGATTGAAGACAAGAAGAATCCGCATGGCATTGTCAGACTGATTCGAAAGATAACATCAGCCACTGGGATCATCGCACCGTTCATCCAGTCCATGTTCTCACAGGGGATGATCAACTTCGGACCATCAGCAATCATGCGGTGGTACACGAATAACACAAGCGTGAGCGAGGATAAGTTTGGAAATAAAAATTTCGGCAAGATAGAACCGAAATTGAGAAAAAATGATGGATTTATGGCTTTCGATGTGGCTATGTTCTGCAAGGATGAGCTGGAAGTTCAGATAATCTATGTTTAACAGGAGAAGAGAAAATGTTTGATTTTTTATTCCAAGACAGGAACAAAGAAATACAGTCTTTGGCAGAAATCATTGCAGTTGACATGGAAAAGCTGAATCTTTCAAAGCTTGCCATCGAGAAAGCAATTATGATGATCGCCAAGGCAATAGCAAAGTCTGACATACTGATCCAGACGGAGAGCAAAGAAAAACACAAGAAAGAATACAGGCTAAACGTACAGCCCAATGACAACGAATGTGGGACAGTGTTCTGGACGGAAGTGGTTAAGCAGCTGCTAACAGAACAAGAAGCTCTGATTATTCCGCTAAGTGGTAAATATTACAGAGCGACATCATGGTCACACACGAATGAAGTGATGATGAAGCGAGTTTACAAAAATGTGATGTTAAGCTGCGGAGGTGAAAATCTTACAATTTTCAGCACATTTCAATCTGATGAAGTGATTCATCTAAGATATGACAATGCAAGGATTCGATTGTACTTACAGAATGTAGTAGGGCAATTTGATAAGACGATGGATTCCATTAATGCAATGATGCAGCTGTCCAGCCAACCGAGATTCAAACTGAAGCTTGGAACGAATGCATTATCATTCAGAGAAAAGCAGGCAGATGGTACAGACAAGGTAATGACAAAAGACCAGTATGTTTTAAAAATTAAAAAACTACTGACGTCAGATGCCCTTGAAGTTTTAACAGAACAAGAAAATGCATCCGTGGAACAGCTGCAAATAAATACAGCAGTGAAAGCTGAAGAACTGGCAAAGATGGCTTTGCAGATCAATAATGAGGTAGCAAATGCTTTCGATATTCCAGAGGCTGTATTTAATGGCAATATCACAGAAAAATCAGATGCAACAAATGAATTTATCACATATGCTGTCAGTCCGGTAGCAGAAGTGATAAATGATACTTTGACAGCTTATGTTGTCGGAGAGGATGATTACTGCAGTAAAAACGAGAAAGTCATGGTATGGCTTGCACGCTTTAAACATGTTGATGTTGTAGACAGTGCAGTAAATCTTGATAAACTCAGAGGAATTGGATTCCATCTCGACGAAATCAGAGGGATGGTCGGATATCCGTTACTCAATACAGAATTCAGTACAGAGCGAGCTCTGACAAAGAATTACGGAGGGGAGGGAAGCAACAATGCGGCACAAGAAACTTGATTCATAGGAGGTGATCCAATTATCTCGGAGCTGTCCGTTAAACAGTAATAACAGGGAAAGGAAAAGAACATGGAACAGAAAAAAGTTGTGTATAGATTCCAGCAAACGGATAACGTGCATGAGATTTTCATTTTTGATGAGATTAGAAAAATTGGTCCGTTCAATTGGGATACATGGCAGTATGATGACTCTGAGACATCAGCCAAGCATTTCAAGGAACTTCTGGATGCCATTCCGGAAACAGATGAGATCAAGATCTATTTCAACAGCAATGGTGGAAGCGTAGACCAGGGGACAGCCATTTACAACATGCTTCAACAGCATGGATCCTATAAGACGGGAATTGTAATGGGCGGATGTCATTCTATCGCATTTACAATTTTGCAGGCGTGTGATAAGCGTATCATGGGACAGGGAACAACAGCCATTATTCATGATATGTGGGAGACAGTTACAGGAAATGCAGCAGATCTGAGGGCAGAAGCAGACAATCTGGATGTAGCAATGGACAGTTGTGTGGCTCTGTTCATGCAGCGGGCTACGGTTTCAGAAGAAGAGCTCCGGGAGATGATGCATAAGACTACAACCTTATCTCCACAGAAGGCTCTGGAGTATGGCTTGATTGATGAGATTGGCGTTGCGCAGAAGGTGGAAGATCCGGATATGAAACTGCAGGAGGTAATCAAAGAAAACAAGGCACTTCAGATGGAACTGAAAAGCAGAAATGAGCATCAGAAGCAGTTAGCTGAGTTCTATCAGCTGACTCATAAGAAAAAAGAAAAGACGGAAGAAAAGGATAGCACCGGTTGGGGTGCATTTTTTGGTTAGGAGGAAATGAAGAATGAGGATTGAAGATTTAAGCCAGGAAGTAAAAGACAAAGTGAAACAGCTTCTGGACAATGCACCGGCAGATCAGAAAGCAGAAGCAATTATGCAGTCAATTGAAATGATCGATGAAGCAATGCACGCCGATCTGATTAAGCAGGTAGTAGCAGAGGCAGAAAGAGCAAGTAGAGATGCAGATTACAAGAGACAGCTTGGACTCCGTAACCTGTCTCAGAAAGAAAAGAAATTCTACGAGAATTTTAAGGACATCAAGCAGGCGTTCACAGCAAACCAGATCGACATCATTCCGACAGAGATTATTGATCGTACACTGGATGATGTTAAGAAAGCATCGCCAATCCTGAAACTTGTAAATATGGCACCGGCAAACGTGAAGAAATGGATTGTGGCATCTCATTCAGGTGCAGCGGTTTGGGGTCCTCTTACGGACGCTATCAAAGGCGAACTTTCAGCAGAGGTAACAGCTCTGAATATTGACCTTCACAAGCTCACAGCTTACCTTGTTATTCCAAAATCAATCAGAGAGCTGTCTATGGAATTCGTTGACAGATATTTCATGGCTATTCTGTCTGAGGCCATGCAGGACGGACTTGTAAAAGGATACCTCGATGGAGATGGAAAGACAGGTCCAATCGGAATCTTTCGTCAGATTGGAACCGTAGAGTCAGCCGGAACAAATAAAGCAAAAACTGTTCTCACTACGGTTACAAAATTCTCTCCGAAGGGACTTGCTCCGGTGAGAAAAACTCTTACTAATGATGGAAAACGTGTGGTTGATAAGCTCTATCTTATCTGCAATCCGTCAGACGAAGCAGAATATGTGGATCCGTGTATGTACGGAGAGGCTCTGACAGGCGGATATGTCAACAAGTCATTCATTGACATCGAAAAAATTGTTGATGCTAACTGTCCAAAAGGAAAGGCTGCATTTACAATCGCCGGATACTACACAATGGGAACAGCAGGAGTTCGCGTTGATGAGTATGATCAGACAAAAGCGATTGAGGATGCAGATCTTATCGTGGCAAAATGCCACGCAAACGGTCGGGCAGTTGATGACAACGTTGCAGTTGTCTTTGATGTTACAAAGCTTGAAGAGTACGTTCTTCCAGTAAATCAGGTAACAGTGCCGAAACAGGCCTAAGCTAGAGCAGGAGGCGGGACATGAACGAGAAAGAACTTGCCAGTCTTGTAGAAGAAATGCGGGAAGAGTTCCAGATCCCGCCATACTACGAGGACAAGCAACTTGCAAATTTGGCAAAAGAAGGTGAACACGCAGTTGGGAGATTGAATCCCGGCTGCAGTATCACAGAAGACTTGACCTATCGAATGCTATTGAAAAATTATATGTATTATGCTTACCATCACAGAGTCAGCGAGTTCATGGAAAATTATTCCAGCATGATCTTGACCTGGCAGATGGAGACGGAGGTGGATGCAGATGGCAATGCCTGAGTATACAGACGGAGTCTTAGAACTGTATGAGATAACAAATGATGAGTCAGAAGACTATCCGGAGGAGAGACTTAAGTACACCGGATTACGTATTTGGTATCGTGAGCTTGCAGTGTACGACACGACAAGAGCCAAACTGTCAGCAGACAGCGTTGAGGTAACGTATAAGCTTGCAATACCGCAGTATAAGAAAATCAACAGCAAATGCATCTGTCTTATCGATGGGGAACAGCATGAAATCTATAATATTGCTCATACAACTACGAAAGATGGATTTAAAGAGTCGGAGCTGACATTGAAGACACCGGCATATGAAAGAGAGGTAATCGATGACACAGAAAGAACTGAGTGAGATCTTGCACGATATTGGCTGTCCTGTGAATGAGGGAGTCAGTAGTCTCAAAAATGAAAAGGTATTCCCAAGAATTGATTACTGGGAGATTATGTGGGAAGACACAATGGCATCCGGAGATGATTATGAGAACGAGATTACATGGCAGATTAGTTTTTATGCTAGAAAACCACGCAATCCGAAACTGATCGCACTGAAAAACCGTCTGAATGAGCTTGGCTACCATCCGACCATTGCTCACGAATACGTGACAGAAGACCGTGTATGGCATTCTTACTTTTCAATTACAACTGACGGAGTGATTGGATGAACAGCAGCGAGATTACATTTTACGATGGAGGGCTTGAAGACTTCGAGGAGCTGTTGAAACAGTATTCCGAGAACGTAAGCCCGGACAAAGCACTTGACGCAGTGGAAGAGGGGGCAAAGGAGTTCGTGAATGATCTTCTGAGACTCCCAAAACCACGAAGTCAGATCACCAAAGCGGGGTACACGCATATCGTGAGTACATTCGCACTGGAAAGAACTGACAGCGGAATTAAGGTTGGATGGGGCAAGTATTACGGTCCAATGCTTGAGCATGGAACCAGGAAGATGGCAGCAAGGGCACACTTGAAGCCACTCTTTGAAAGAAACAAGGAAAAATACTACAAGAAGATGACAGAGAGCATCTTCGGTTAGGAGGTTGACTAATGCCTATTAATACAAAAAAACCGGCCATGAAACAGACAGTCGGAGCACAGTACATGTGTTTTGCTGATGCAACAGAGGGCAAAGAGTATGATGGCACTTACGAGGCTGATGTTGAGAAGACAGAAGTCGTTAAGAGTGTAAAGGTAACTGAGAACTCTGAGACAAGTGATGTGTATGCATCCGGAAAAATCTATGATTCAGATTCACCGATGTCCAGCATCGACATTGAGGTATCTGTGATCGCATTCCCGGACGATACAATATCCAAAATGCGCGGAGAGACAAAAGGAACAGGCGGACTTATCCTCGCTGGCGGAAAGAGCGAAAGACCATTCTTTGCTTATGGAAAGGTTGTAAAACTGAAAAACGGAAAATCTCGTTATGAGTGGTTTCCAAAATGCAAGCTTGTTGAGAACTCTGATGATATTGCAACATCTGAAGAAAAAGCAAGTGAGCAGACCGACACGATCAAGATTAGAGCGTATCCGTTTGACGTAGCAGGAAATATCGTGAGCAAGGTCACAGAGTCCACGGCACCGGCGGGACTTACAGAAGAGAAGTTCTTCGCAAAACCGATTCTGACGGATGCAGACCTTACAACAGCAGTAGGAGCGTGATCGCATGAAATCCAAGCTGATTAAATTAACAGATGGATCGAAATTAGAAGTAAAAGTTAATTTTTACACTTTATATCTAGTGAAAATGAATGGGATTGACAAAAAACTGGACGGAAGAACAGAGGAAGATCTGACCGAAGAGGAGAATGTCGAACTTGCAGGCAAACTAATCTATGTGATTCTTCGGTCAAACGGTCTCAAAGTAGACGAGGAAGAGGCAATGATGCTGACTCCGATGGATGCCGACAGCATCCGTGAGATTTTCGAGGAGTTTGAAAAAAGACTCAACGAATATAAAAAAAAAGAACAGGCGAAGAAGTCTGTTGCTCCGAGGGCGAAGAAGTCAGCGAAGCAATAGACATCGACTGGGCAGAATACATGGTGTGTGCAAGAAAGATGGGAATGAGTGAAGATGAATTTTGGAACTCAGATCCTGTCTTTTTTAATGAATGCCTGGAAGTATTCACAGAACTAGAAAAACGGAAGGGAGGTGCTTTGATTGGCTAGTAATGACGGCTTGAAAACTGTCGGATTGACCTTCAAAGCAGATGGAGCGGTTGACTTTAGGAAATCACTGACGGATGTAAACAATGCGGTCAATGAGAACAGGTCAGCCTTTAAACTTGCAAAGTCTGAATGGGATAAAAGTACATCGTCAGCCGATAAATTGAGAGCGACGCAGGAATATCTACAGAATCAGACAGAAGCGTATACGCAGAAAGTCGATAGGCTGACAGAAATCTTGAAAGCACAGGAGAATGCACAAGTGCGAGACGAAGCTGCTATCTCCAAAACAAGGCAGCAGCTGGATAATGCAAAAGCATCTCTGAATAACTACAAGAGCGGACTTGAAGATGTAAATAAGAAGCTGGAAAGCGGTGCTGCGACACTGGAAGATTACTCCAAGAAGGTTAAGGACTTCAGCGATACCACCGGAAAGATTGGAAGTTCACTCACAAAGAATGTGACGGCTCCAGTTGCGGCAGCAGGCACAGGAATTATGGCAGCATGGGCGCAGGTTGATGAAGGAATGGATATCATCGTGCAGAAGACGGGCGCTACTGGTGATGCACTGGAAGACATGCAGGATTCTGCAAGGAATATAGCCAAAACCATTCCGACAGACTTTGCAACAGCTGGTTCGGCTGTCGGAGAGGTCAACACAAGGTTTCATCTGACAGGACAGGAACTGGAAGATTTGTCGGCAAAGTTTGTTCGGTTCGCAGAATTAAATGATACAGATGTATCTTCTTCCATTGATAGCACACAGAAAGTTATCGAGGCATTCAACCTGACAGCTGAAGATGCTGGTGCACTGCTCGACACAATGAATAAGGTCGGACAGGACACTGGAATCTCAATGGATACGTTGTCCTCGTCAATGGTCAGCAACGCTGCATCACTCAAAGAACTCGGAATGTCTGCAGCAGACGCTGCTACATTTCTTGGCCGGTGCGAGACATCAGGAGTTGACACAAGTGCAGTTATGGCAGGACTTAAGAAAGCCCTTGTCAATGCATCAAAAGAGGGTAAGAGCATGAAAGATGCGCTGTCAGAGCTGCAGAATACGATGGTTAATGCAGGGAGTTCTTCTGAGGCTTACAATGCTGCGGTTGAGCTGTTCGGAGCGAAAGCTGGTCCAGCACTCGCAGAGTTCTGCCAAAGTGGAAAGCTAAACTTTGACGAATTAGGCGCATCGCTCAATGATAACCTCGGAAGTGTCAACGATACATTTGAAGCTACACTGGATCCGGCTGACCAGTTTAAATTGACACTGAACGAATTGAAAGATGCTGGATTTGAAGTTGGAAATGCATTAGGACCAGTCCTTGCGGATTGTTTACACATTGTCACTCCGATTCTTCATGACATCATTGGTAGTTGGAATTCACTGTCTCCTGGTACACAGGAAATGATTATAAAGTGTGCGCTGTTGGTTGCAGCACTAGGGCCCGTCTTCAGTATAATCAGCAAGGTTTCTGGTGGTGTGTCCACTGTGATTGATGTAACGTCAAAGCTAACACCAACCATCAGTGGGGCAAAAACAGCCTTCGCAGCATTTAACGCAATTCTTATGGCGAATCCAATCTTTTTGGTTATTGCAGCTGTTGTTGCGTTAATTGCAATTTTCGTTACACTTTACACAAAATGCGAGTGGTTCAGAGACGGAGTTAATGCAGTGTTTGCATCGATTCGTGATTTCATCAAGGGAGTAATCGACAAAATCAAGGGATTTTTCAACTTTGAGTGGAAACTTCCAAAGATTAAACTTCCACACTTCAAGGCAAGTGGAGAATGGTCGCTTGTTCCACCAAAAGTTCCAAAGTTTTCGGTTGACTGGTATGCAAACGGCGGTATCTTGAACAGCCCAACTATTTTCGGCATGAACGGAGATAGAGCAATGGGCGGTGGCGAAGCAGGAGCAGAGGCAGTTCTTCCAATCGACTTGCTGAAGACATACATCCGTGATGAGATGCAGTCCAACAATGCTGCGCTTGCACAGATGATTGCAGAAGCACTGTCAGAACTGACACTTGTGATTGAAAATAACATTGCACTGGGCGATAAGAAGCTTGCAGAGATTCTTGCTGACGCGGTAATCAAGAAGATGTCCTCCAGTGTGAAATGGAAGAAAGGAGCTGTGGGAGCATGATGGACGTGGAATACAATGGAGTCCTTGGCTCAAGTTTTGGAATCTATGCTAAGACACTTCCGGCAATCCCATCAGCTGTGAAGAAAGAGTCCTCGGTTGAAATTCCGGGGACTGATGGAACAATGTTTTTGCTTGAGGGCGGTTATGAGACGAGCGAAATCAAGGTTGATTTTAACTTTATCGGTGACGCTGATCAATGGGACGAACGGTTTGCACTTGCAAAGAAATGGCTCTCAGCAAGAGGAAAGTTCCTGAGACTTGGAAGTGATCCACGTTACTGCTACAAGATTTTGAAAGTCACTGTGGACGATGCAGAGCATACGAGCGAACGAATTGGAAACTTCAAAGCAACATTTCTGACAAAGGATGGCTTGAGATACCTCTGCGAGGGATTACATGAGCAGAGAGTGGAAGATATCGGCTATCATGCAGGAGAAGAGTCACATCCAGTTTACAAGATTCTTGGAGAAGGCGTCTGCACGTTGACTGTAAACGGAAAGACAATGACAGCAAATGTAGGACAGAACCTGACCATTGACACAGACAGACAGCTTGCTTATAGGTCAGACGGAACTCTGAATAACACGGCGGTTACTGGAAATTACGAAGACCTTGTGTTGGTTGAGGGGGACAATAAAGTGACTATAACAGACGGATTTGATTTGAAAGTCATTCCGTATTGGAGGTACTTATGATTCAGATTTACAGTCCAGAGAATAAAGACTATGAGCACAATGGAGACATGACACTGATGCCAGAAGAGGCTGAAATCCATGTAATCCTAAATGGAGAATGGACAGCAACCATTGAGCACCCGATTGACGATGAGGGACGGTGGAAGTACATCACAGACAATGCGGTTGTAAAGATGCCATCTTTCAATGGTGAGCAGCTATTCCGAGTGAAAAACAAGGAAAAGAAAGATTCAGGAGTGAGCGTAGATCTTACTCCTGTTTTTTTGGACGCAAAGAATGATTGCTTTCTGGCAGATATCCGGCCAACAGATAAGAACGGACAGGAAGCACTTGACCTAATGACAGCACCGAACGCAAGATATACAGCAAAATCAGATATCAAGACCGTATCGACTGCTTATTACCAGACAATGAATCTGATTGAAGCAATTAATGGAAATAATGACAATTCTTTCGTTAATCGATGGGGTGGAGAGATTATCTATGATAATTATACCGTGACAATCAATGAGAGAGCCGGTGGCGATTATGGAGTGCAAGTCCTGTATGGCAAGAACATAGTCAAGGATGGATTTTCGGAGTCTATAGATATGACCGATGTAGTAACAAGGATTGTCCCAAAATCATACAACGGATACATGATAGAGGGAGAAGAACCTTGGATAGATTCTCCGTTGATTGAAAAATATCCGACAGTGCATTATAGAGTGATGACATTTGAGGATGTTAAAATGCGCGAGGATGCCGGTGAAGATGATGAAGAAAATGGAGTCACGATTTGCGATACACAGGAACAGCTGGAAACAGCACTGAGAAAGAAATGTGAGGAACAGTTTGAAAGCGGGGCAGACAAGCCAAAAGTAACTATTAAAGCAAATATGGAGCTACTACAGAACACGGAACTCTATGAGGATGTGAAAGACCTGGAAAAGATATCTCTTGGTGACACAGCACACTGCAATCACTCCAAGCTAGACATCAAATCAGATGCGAGAGCGATCGAATTGAAATGGGATGCGATAAGAAACAAGCTGACATCCGTGACACTTGGAGAGTTCCAGTATAATTTCCTCAGCGATGTATCATCCGTTATGAGCCGCGTTGACCGGGCAATCCGCTCAGATGGAACGCTAATTGGTCAGCAGATTCAAGGAATCATCAACGGAGTGCAAGCACAGATGCGTGCACAGTCTTCTATAGCGAAAAAGCAAGAGGTCAGAGCGATTCTGTTTGAAGATTTAGATCCTGATTCCACAACCTTTGGCGCAATGTGTCTAGGAACGCTTGGGTTTGAGATTGCCGGAGAACGTACAGAAGATGGAAAAGGCTGGAAGTGGTCAACCTTCGGCACTGGAAAAGGATTCTATGCAGATTTTATCGTTGCCGGAACAATGCTTGCTGACCGAATCAAGGGCGGAACACTGGAGCTTGGAGGCGAGGACAACGGAAACGGTATTGCAAGAGTGATGGATGCAACTGGAAAAGAAATCGTCCGTCTTGACAAGGGTGGAGTCTATGCTATTGGAAGTTATGTATGTGAGAATGTTGGAGGATTGAATAGAAGAACAGAAATAAAATCCGGTTCAATTATGTTTTCCAAGAGAGATAAAAGCAATCCTATATTCATAGAAAGGTCAGGAGATGCAATTGTGGTTCGATACGGAGGAACATTTGAAGATGCAACAGATTCACATACGCTGATGAGAATATTTAGTGATGCGATATATTTCGATACTGATAAAATCGGACCCGGAGGAGTGGCAGGAAAGACGGGAAGAGCCGTGTTTTCAGACGGGACATATATGGACTTTGAAAACGGATTTCTTATGGGAGGAACAACGAAAGAGGGTGAAATCTGATGTCTTGGACGATAAGCAACAATTATTTGACAGAGGCTCAGATGCAAGGAAACGCACTGGAAGTATGGAAGTACTTCTCGGGCAAAGGCTGGACCCTGAACGCGATCGGCGGTATCCTCGGCAATATGGAAAAAGAGTCAAACATCAATCCGGGGTTGTGGCAAAGTCTGAAATACGGCAATTACAGTGGAGGGTATGGTCTTGTTCAGTGGACACCGGCTACAAATTACACAGACTGGGCAAAATCAAACGGGTACGATATCACGGATCCGAACGGACAGCTCTATTGGATTGATGCATTATCAGCATCAACAGGGCAGTGGATTGCAACAAGTGCGTACAAAATGACCTGGGAACAGTTCAAGAGCAGTTCAGAATCTCCGGAATACTTGGCCAGTGCCTTCCTAAAGAACTTCGAGCGCGCCGGTGTAGAGGTTGAATCCGAAAGACGGAGTTGCGCAAGGAAATGGTATGACTACTTGGAAAAGTATGCAGAAGGAAGCAAGATCATCGACAACGCTGTGAGTTGGGCAGTGAATATTGCAAACGATGACAGCCACGGCTACGATCAGACACACAGGGACGGACCGGATTACGATTGTTCGTCCCTTATTTGTTGGGCGTATTCCAATGCAGGACTCAATACAAGACCAGGATACACACCAGCAACCGGATCCATGCACGATGTTTTCGTTGATGCTGGGTTCGAAGATGTGACCTCGCAGATCAATCTGCCAACAGGGGCGGGACTGGTTCGTGGGGATGTACTTCTCAAACCAGGGAGCCATACAGAAATGTATATTGGCAACAGTCAGCTTGTGGGAGCATCGCAGAATGAACACGGAGGAGTAACGGGTGGCCAGACAGGAGATCAGACCGGCGAAGAAATCCATGTGCATGGATATTACAACTATCCTTGGCAGTATGTATTGAGGTATCCGGGAGGTGGAGTTGCACCAGTGCAAGGACTTTATATTGTCAAGTGGATACCTGGATAAGCCGAAAAAAGATCAGAAAAATAGAAGAGACAAGAAAGGAATGGAATAGATGAATACGATCAAAAGAGATGTCTACGTGCTTAGAAATACAATCAAGATTCCAATCGAAGTTACAAAGGGGACGGATGCTATTTCCTTCGAGTTTACAGTCCGGGATTACAACCTTCCGGCCACAGCTGCAGCAGTAGCTTACGCGTATCGAATGGGGATGAAAAAGCCAAATTCAACATTGTGTGATGTGTCGGGAAATGTCATAAGTTTTCAGCCGAGTGCGAACTTCTTTGAAGTTGGGAACAATGAACTGCAGATCCGCGTGATCAATGAGGACAAGTCTTTGATTTCCTTTAAAGAAAAAGTAAAATGCTCTGATTCAATGGGATTTCCTGACGAGGAAGAGGAAGCGGATAAGTCGCTGATTGAACAGATAATTGCACAGAGCGGAAAAGAGTCAGGAGAAAGAAAGGCTGCGGACGAAAAAGAGAGATCTGAGAGAAAAACAGCAGATGAAACAGAAAAATCCGAGAGAATTGCAGCGGATGCGAAAGAAAAATCCGAACGTCAAAAAGAAATCGCGACCGAACGTGCAAGAATCGATCAGCTTACCAAAATGGGAGAGGGCAGCACGACTGGTGATGCAGAACTTGAAGACATTAGAGTGGGAAATGAAGGTGCCACATATTCTAATGCGGGAAACGCAGTAAGGGCTCAGACAAAAGATGTGCCGGTCATGATGGATAATCTACAGAGTCCATATGTTGACATTTCATTACTTGAGCAGGGAAGCATTAACAGCGCTGTAGGTTCAGAAATCGCATCAAGCAAAGTGCTCAGATCTGTTGAATTTCACTGGAACAAGAACGGAAAAATAACTGCTCCGGCAGGGTATAAAATCGCAATAGCTAATTATGCTATGCAGCCAGAAGAAAGCGGACAGATGACGAAGGTATATATGTCATTTGAAAATTACAGTGACAGTCAGACGAGTTCAAAAGCGGATGGAGACGCAGAGTCTAGGCGGTTATTAATTAAAAGGTCAGATGGGGCAGACATCAATGCAGAAGATCTCAGGGGCAAGATTGTAACCAATGTCCCGGAACTAAGGGCGATGGATGTAATTGAGAATCTGGAAAAGAAAATCAAGACAGATAAAGTTGACATTACAAAGAATATTGCAAGACTTTCAGCTTTAAAAAGTTGTAGCACAATGCTAGCTGAAAAAGTTGATAATGAAGATGGAAGTATAACCGTTACACCGACAGAAAGTTATGGCAGACTTGATTTTTCATATGATATTCCGCATGATGGAACAAAGCGGTACTTCTTTTTTTCGGCAAATTTTATAACCAATGAAAATAAAACTAAATCAGGCAATATTGCGGCTTATTGCTGGAAAAATGGTGAAAATTTGAAAGAGATGAAAAAAGAAGTAATTAAAAGATATGGAGAGGGTGAGAATGGTAATTGTAGTTCAATTATGTCATATCGAGAAAATCAATATAATGCTGAAAGAATTGATATAGGCATTATGACTGGCAAAGGTATTCCATATAAAATTACGAAGGAGTCTATACTGCTTGTAGATGTAACTGATTTGTTTGATTTAATCGGAAATGTTGAAGAACTATATACAAAATGCAAAGAA